AACAGCAATTAGAGTTGTAGGGTCATTTGTAAATCAAAAATCCTGTCAGCGAGCTAAAAAGTTTGCTTCCTTTGGTACATCTCCGATTTCTTTCCAGTTTTCAAAAATAAGTCCTTCAAGTCTTCAATATTCTCAAAGTCAATAAATTTTCCAATAAGCTGGGTCTGTGTGTTCTAAATATTCAATTTCTGCAACTTGCTCTGCACTTAAAAAAGGATTATCCCTATAGGTTGAAATAATTATATCAATATCTTTTTTCTCTAAAGCTCTTTTTTGCTCTAGCTCTGTATTTATCCAAACATCTTCGTCATCTGGGTTAAAATCAAGAAAAACAAGCTTCTCAGTTCTAATTAGAAGTTGAAAAAACTCTTGTTTAAAATTTAGTTCGTTCGCTTCGTTACAATAAAGATAATTTCTTTTTCAACCTCTAAGCTTTTGTTGATCGTCCGCTCAAATAAATTCTACAATTCTATTTTTAAACTTGTAAGTTCTATC